ACTAGAATGTTACAGCAATTAAGTGATTATCACTTAGATTTAGAGACACAAATACGAGACCATGATGAATTTGTCGCACCTTTACCGTTCTTTGCGGTAATGGGTTGAGACTAAAAAGATAAATACTATTATGCCAAAAAACGCCGACTCATTAAACCGTTCATTATTTGAACTATTACATAGTAAAGGACTAGATCCAACTATGTTAAGCACTGCAGGTAAGGAAATCCCTACTCCTGAAGAAGCCGAAGTCTTCCAATTTAACTTTGTTAAAGACGGAGAAGATTACGGTACTGTTACTATGTCTATTGATGGACTACATAAGCTAGTCATTTACTTTAGTGATGATATAGCGAATAGTGAAAAAGAAGAATCCGAGGCAGGTGATGTATCTTGGTATCGATTATTAAATCAATTGAAAAAATTCGCACAGAAATATCAATTGAGTTTTGAATTACGCAACGTAAGCAACTTAAAGCACGACATGGCAAAGAGGGAATATATGAAGAAAAAAGAATCAATCGCAGAAGGTTACTACCCAATGGGCAGAAAAGCAAGTTACAGTGATGCTGTACCTAGCGTAAAGATTGTGTTACAGCACACTCGTCAAATTGAAGAAGGCGAACAACGCTATCGCAATATTGCTAAAATCTTCTTAGAGAACGAACATGGCGAACGCTTCTTAGCACCAACTACTAAGCCAGGCATTGCCCGTGTATATGCTCGTCATATTGCAGAAGGTGGACAACCACATGATGAAAAGTGGAATCACATTGGTAGCTTATGTGAAGAATATCAAAAGATGGCAGGATTCGTTCGTGCTACACGCAGTGGTCAATTCAATGAATCAACACAGAAATTGATAGCTGAAGGTATTAATCATTATCAAGCATTGCGTGAGAGCTTGGGTAGACTAGCAGGACATCGTGGTTACAATGCATATTTTGAATCATGGACTCCACCATTAATGGAAGATGACACTGATACTAGTAACATCAACGAATTGTTTGTACAAGAAACTGTCGATCCTCGTATTGAATCAGTAATGCCAATACTATCTAAATTACATAAGAAAATTAGTGAGATGTCAGAAGTTAACGAATTGAGTGAATGGGCAGACAAGTTAATTGAAGGTGATGAAGATATTGAAGATAATGAAGCAGAAGACGCGGCGGACAATGCTGAAGAATTGACAGAAGCACCTGGTGCAGAGACATTGGCACATGATGAAGAAAATGAAGAAAGTAATTTAAAAGCTTTTGATTTAAGTGAGAGCGATGACCATAACCCAGTAGCTAGTGCTATTACTCGTAGAATCATAATGCAACGACCAGACTTGTTAAAGAAGTTCGGCCCTGTAGCAGTTACTCAAGCGATTGACGACATTGCCGATTTCGTAGGTGATGTTGACGAAATTGGTTCAAGTGATGTTAGTGGTTGGATTAAACAAGTCGAACAATCACTAGGTGGTGTTGACGAAGGTATTATGGACACAGTTAAGAAAGTTGGCAGTAAAGTATTTGACAAATTAGGTGGCGGAAGCGATGAAGATTTGTTAAAAGACTTGCAAAAGAAAGCCGGTGTACGTGGCATGAATCACGGTAAGCCGAGTATGGCTCATAGTGATGTTGAGAAGCGTACCGACGAAGTTGACATGGGTCAAGCTGACAGTTCATTAAGAAATAATCCAAAGCAAAACAATGATAAAATGGATCACCTTACTGCGTTAGGTAAAGCATCAAAGAAAATGGGACACGACCATTATATGGATGTACCTGATGACAAACTTGACGCACTTAAAGCAATGGTTAAGAGATTCAGAGCCGGTGAAGAAGTTGATGAAAGCGCACTACAAGCATACTTGGGTGACAAGAAGTATGGTAAAGATGGTATGGATGCATTACGCAAAGCCGGGCAAGAACATGCTAGCGAAAAAGAAATGCAAAACATTCGTGCTCACTATAGCAAGAAAGAAGAACCTGTAAAAGAAGATGAATTTGCAGGTGACTATGCTACAGGTGAAGCAGGTCAATGGCGCAACAAAGGACCTAAAGCTAACAAGCCAGCAACGATTGGTGACTTAGTAGGTGAAGAATTTGATCCATTGAAGCATGTCGATAAAGACAAGCAAACTCCTGACATTAAAAAGGCAGCCAAAGATGTTAAGCGTAGTAGCTATGCTGACCGTGCCGCATTGATGAAAGCAGGCGGAGTTAAAGATGACCGTGGACCTCGTGGTGTTACAATGGCAGAAGGTCAAAATGATCTAGATGCTATCAAGAGATTAATGAGAAAATAATGCGTATTACTGAAGTTGTTCGTGTACAGAATCCAATGGGCGGTGATTACAAATCACAGCTTGACAGAGATCGTGCCGCAGCCGCAGTAAGGGCACAACGACAAGCTAATCGTGATGCAGGTAAAAACGTGGCTGGTGCAAAGTCTGGTACTGATCCACAGGGAGGTATGTTTACTCCCGGGGCAGTCACTACTAAATCATATAACAATGCATTGACTAAGCAGTTTGCAAGACCTGCAGGTCAAGGTAAAGGTTTAGATATAATGGGCAAACCATTACAACAACCTGTACAGCGTAAGATTGAACCTGCGATACAAACACCGCAACCTGCACAAGCCGCACAATCTCAGCCATCATGGGTAGGCCAGAATACAAACATACCTGCTGTACAGCGTAAACAACAAGCACAGCAAACACAACAACCTGCGCCACAACAGCAACCAACACAACAACCTGCGCCACAACAGCAACCAACACAACAACCTGCGGCACAAACAACTGCGTCTACTGGAACTAGCGCACCCGCAACTACTCCTACTAGTAATACACCTACTACACAATCTACAGGTAAACTTCAGGGTATCAAACAACAAATTAATCCTGCATTTGTTAAAGAGTTTGATGGCATTATAGATGTAACACCTAAGTTAAATCCTCAAATCAAAGATGCTAAAGGCCGTACTTGGACAAAATTACCAGGTGGCTGGACAATGGATGGTACTAAGCGAGAAATTGATAGAAAAGATTCTACATACATCGCATTTGATGACGCTTGGCGTGAAGCAAATGGGTTCCCTACATCAGAACAAGGCACTAGTATGGGATCAACTGCTAACAATCAGCCACAGCAAACACTTTCACAGCAAACAGGTCGTCCTAATCCATATATGACACCACAGGCAAACATGCCAAGTGAGCCTGAACAGCAAACACAAACAATGCCTAGTGAGCCAGTTAAGATTGGTGGACAAAAATTAAATCCTAATGATCCTACTGATGCTAAAATATTACAGATGATACAAAAACAATTACCACAAATGCCCACACCACAAGTGGCGGCTGTAAAGAAAGCGGCAGACAAAACACTTAAGCGCAGAAAAAACAAGCCAAAGCAACGATTCTAAAAGGGTAAATAAACCGCATAAAAATATGCGGTTTCCCATATATGGCATAAATACTATTGACATACTTGTAAGCGTTTGCTATACTTACACTTGTGTTAGACACTCATGGTGAGTGTCGAATACTAAAAACAGAGACCATCTCAATTTTATTAAGGAAAATATCATGGCATCATTAGCAGAAATTCGTGCTCGTATCGCGGCACAAGAAAACAAATCAAGCAACAAGGGTTCTAACACCCAATCTGACAACGCAATTTACCCACACTGGAATATGGACGAAGGCACAAGTGCTGTAATTCGTTTCTTGCCAGATGCGGACTCAAAGAACGAATTCTTCTGGGTCGAACGACAAATCATCAAACTGCCATTCAATGGTGTTAAAGGTGATTCTAATGTAAAGCGTATTGAAGTACAAGTACCATGCGTAGAAATGTATGGTGACAACTGCCCTATCTTGGCAGAAGTTCGTCCTTGGTATAAAGACGAATCACTAAAAGAAATGGCTAACAAATACTGGAAGAAGCGCAGTTTCTTGTTCCAAGGTTTCGTTCGCACAAACCCTCTAGGCGATGACAAGACTCCTGCGAATCCTATCCGTAGATTTATCATTAGCCCACAAATCATCCCAATCATTCGTACTGGTTTGATGGATCCTGAAATGGTTGAATTGCCAACAGACTATGCTCGTGGTCTAGATTTCAACATTCGTAAGACTAGCAAAGGTGGATATGCTGATTACTCAACCAGTAACTGGGCACGCCGTGAGAGTCCTTTAACAGAAGCAGAACAAGCCGCTATTGAAGCACATGGCTTGCACAACTTGGCTGATTTCTTGCCTAAGAAACCAAGCGAAGCTGAATTGCGTGTTATCAAAGAAATGTTTGAAGCATCAGTTGACGGTCGTCCTTATGATCCTGAGAAGTGGGGTGCATACTATCGTCCATATGGTCTTGAAGTACCTGCAGGCGCAACGAAAGAAACTAGTGGGAACACACAAGCATCCACTCCCGTTGCTCAACCCGTAGCAGAAACTTCTACAGCACCTTGGGATGATGAAGCATCAACCGCATCAGCACCAATCGAAGTTCCTAAAGCAACTTCTAGTGATAAAGCACAAGACATTCTAGCAATGATTCGTGCTAGACAAACTAAGTAATACTTAAGGGGCTAGGGAGCATTGCTCCCTTCCTTAGGAGAACACCATGACACTACCAGACGAAAGATACCGCGCACTAAAGCAAGGTAAAAAGTTGTTGGAGGAACTATGCGACCCTGGTCGTACACCTCGAGTGCCTAGCATCATTAGAGATAGAGCAAGAGGTGCATTAAGACACTTCCCTAATGATTGGGAAATTGACATGTTGACAGAGAAATGTCCAGACATGCTAGACAAACAACCGTTTAGTGTATATACTAACGGTATACAGAAATAATAAGGATTATAATGGCAAAACCATTCGACATTAGTAAATTTAGAAAAGATATTACAAAAAGTATTGATGGTCTATCAATCGGATTTAATGACCCGACTGATTGGATCTCGACAGGAAATTATGCTCTCAATTACCTCATTAGTGGTGATTTTAATAAAGGCGTTCCTCTTGGTAAAGTTACTGTCTTTGCCGGAGAGTCAGGGGCAGGAAAATCATTCATCTGCTCAGGAAACCTTGTTAGACACGCACAAGAACAAGGAATCTTTGTAGTCTTAATTGACACAGAGAACGCACTAGATGAAGCATGGCTACATGCTCTCGGTGTATCTACTGACGAAGATAAACTATTGAAGTTGAACATGGCTATGATTGATGATGTAGCTAAAACAATTTCAGAGTTTATGAAGTCATACAAAGTATTACCCGAAACAGACAAACCGAAAGTTTTGTTTGTGCTTGACTCATTGGGTATGCTATTGACACCTACTGATGTTAATCAGTTTGAAGCAGGTGATATGAAAGGTGA